AACGGATCCTTCTCGGACCAGTCCATGGTCTTCCTGCCTTCGACTTCCAACTCAACGTTGGTGTCACGCGGATCCAAAGTCTCAGGAACGTAGTTCTCTGAGCCTTGGCGGAGCAACTCTGCCATGTCGTCTACGTACTCACCCGCATCGATACCTTCCAGCTGGTCGTCATTGAACGACTGGCCAAGCTCGCGCACTTCATTGTTCATGCGGAACTTCCAGATGTTGTCGATCACGTCCCAGCCCGTGTTGAAGGACTCGTTGTTGTACTCGTAGAGTTCGCAGGTGACGTCGTACGCCTGCAAGCTTCCCATCTGGTAGAAGACCGGCTCGTGCTCGACGAACTTGATCTCGAACAACTTCTTATTTAGCGGGAAGAAGATGAGGTCGCCTTCGAGCGGTCGGACGTAGCCCGGACTCTTGTCAGCCACGTTCTCCTTGAAGGCGCGGCGGGCAAAGGTCAGGATCATGCGGTCGCGGATCTCCAAGCCGAACTTCGACAAGAAGTCGCCTTCACCCTCGAAACCTTCATTGGACTTGACGAAGCACTCGCAAGGGAACGCTGCGTCAAAGCTGCCGAGCTTCTCGTCAACGATGATGTTGTCGATGTTCAGGGACTTGCGACGCACGTACAGGATGTCGATGCCGTAGATCTGGATCGCCTCGTAGACGAGGTCGTCGATCAGCTTCTGTTCGGCGCGCGAGTCATTGTTGCGGAACCAGTGTTTTGTCGCCATGGGTCACCCAATCATGTCCATCGGTGGGAGACCGTAGCCAAAGAGCATCTCCTTCTCCAGGTCGTCCTGATCCTTCTGGTGACGGGCAAGCATGCTCTCACCATTGAACTGGACGCCGCCCGGGAGCTGAAGACCCTGGAACTTGATCAGGTTGGTCGCCCACTGCGTGCCCACGAGCGCGGTAGCGTAGCGCTGCAGCCAGCGATCAGACCAGACCTGCGGGTACTCTTCAGGGTCAACGACCTTGTACGCCTCGACGATGAAGAACTGTCCTTCCTGGACCTTGTCCCAGTTCATGTCGATGTGGAACTTGTTGCCTGCCATGCGGTTGTAGCGGATCGGCTGCTTGCCGACGAGGATTTCCTGCATGACGCCGAGCGACTGAACTGCCATGTAGTACGGCAGCAGCGACTGGCTGGTGAGCGTGTACAGATCGTTCAGCGCGATCTGGTACTGGATGTTGAAGAAGCCGCCAGCGGTCAGGGCTGAACCGATGTCAAAGATACGGACCGCGCCGATGATGTTCTCGGGCAGCACCAAGTATTTGTTGGCGATGTCGTCGGCTGTGATCTGATGCTTGTAGTAGACGGCTTCGGAACCATCGTAGTGATAGTCGGCATAGTACAGGAGAGCTTCGTCGATGCGGTCGTCGACCTGCGAATCGTCGACGTTGATCTCAATCACAGGAGCGCCGAGCTTGCGAAGAACGTAGTCCTTGAACTCTTCGCGGGTTTGAGGTCGTGCCATGTCCGTTTGTCTCGATGGTGGTGTGAGGATGCTGGAGTATTTAGAGGTCTAGCTCGACCAGTTCTTGCATCCAGGCAGCACTCTCGGCGTTGGCCATGATGTTCTCGAACGAAACGGGCGGGATCATCGCCTTGACCTTCTTCGCGTACTCACCATAGAGGTGGTACGGATAGGCGATCCATTCACCGATCTCCTGCTCTGCGCGGATCGACTCCATCCAGAAGTTGGCGACAGCTGAGTGCTTGACCATCTGACGATGACGCAGGCACCACAACGGACCGAACGACATCTTGTACAGGATGTCCGGGCGCATGACCGCGTCGCTCGGGACTTCCGTCACCTTGCCGTCGCGCTTGTCCATGTTCACGAAGATCGTGTGCATGTACATCTTGTCCGACTTCTCGGGTTCGCCGAGCATCGTGTACAGCTTCTTGAACTTCGGGTGCACGCGGTCACTGACCAGCCCGAACTGCGTCTTGATGGACACGTCGTTGTCGGTCGACAGGAGCAGCGAACCTGCCTGCATCACGGTCCATTGACCGGTGCACTGCAGTTCCGCCATCCACGTGGCGATCAGGTTCAGGAAGTTGCCGCGCATGTCTGCGGTGAAGACGGGCGTGCCTTTGCCGGCTGCCTTCTTCAGATTCGGCAGGTAGTTCTTGAAGATGTCTTCGCCCATCGTCGAGTACTTCTCGACCTGTGTCTGTGGCACCAGCACGACGAACTCTTGCTTGAGCTCGCGCAGCTGCTTGATGGTCAAGAAAGCGCCGTGGTGATGGGCGATGACAACGTACTTCATTTGTGCGGATACCTTACCATGAACTCGAAGTATCGACCCACGCGCTCGACGGGGTCGTCGTGGTATGTAGTCAGGACGCCTGACTCCGGGTTCGACAGTACAGCGATCAGCTTTTCCTTGAGGGTGTTCTTGCGCGCCAGGTCCATACCTTGGTAGATGTGCTGGAACGTGGACGCAGTCTTCTTCTCAGGGTGATCGATCACGCCAAGCTTCTTGCCCAGGATCGTCGCTGCGATGCCCGTCTCGGAAGACATGGTGAAGTTGACCTTCTGTGCAGAGCGCAGGATAGGGTAGAGCGGTGCTTCTGGTGGGATGACCTTCTTACCCCAGCGGCTCTTCAGGTACTGTACCCAGGTGCGCTCGGTGATCGGGTGGATCTTGACGTATGCGCCGCCGCGAACAAGTGCATCGACCTTGTCGAAGTCGACGACGTTCTCTTTCGACAACAGGTTGGTGCCTGGCAGAACCACGATCTCATCGCACTCGAAGTCATCGTCGCCGTCCAGGATGTACTTGTCCTCGATGTTCTCGAGCAGCAGCTGGAACACGCGACGACCTTCCTCTGTGCACGCCTTCGACGCCGCCGTGGTCACTGCTTCAGTTGCGAAGCGCTGACTCTGCGGAGCGATGTAGAGTGCCTTGGTGAGGAAGTCGCTGAACTTGTAGCCCTTGACGGTGCCCGGAATCTCGAATGTGATGTCGTACTCGACCTTGACGCCGTTCGCTTCACGCGGGACGTACTTGGCGAGTGACTCTTGATCATTGGATGGGCTGCGTAGTGCGCTGCCAGACTTCATGAAGTGAGTGGTTGCGTCGCCCAACCACTCGTTCTGGCTCATGTACTCGAATTTCTTAGCCACCCGGTTCCAGCTCCTTCTCTACGGCGCGGAGGCGGGTCTTCAGCTGCTTGATCGTCGCTTGCTGCGCGGTCAGCTTCTCGAGGACAACTTCTACGAACGATTCCAGTTTACGGTTGACCGTCTCGACGGAGACTGGGTCGTTCTTGTCAATCTGCATGGTCATGGGAATACTCCTGGGTTGCAGGAGTATTTAGACCGGCGTGCCGACCTCTACGTACATGTCGTAAGTTCCGCTGCCCGCCACTGCGCCGCTCCAGCGGTTGCGGATGATGTACGTTCCCTGACGACGAGCGTTCGATGGCCTCGACGCGCTACCTGTAGCAGACACAGAGATCGTGGCTGCCGAGGTCAGTGCCTGATACGAAGCGCCGTTGTTGAACGACACCTCGAAGTTCGCCGCTTCACCTGGGTTCGACGGACTCATCCACGTGCGGTTACCATCTGTAGCATAGCAGACGCCGTCCGGATTGAACGAGATCTGTGCAGAGGAAGTACCGTTCCAGACCTGGCGATAGATGTTGAAGTTGCCAACACCGCTTACCGAACCTGGAGTGATCGTGTGGTACGTGCGCTGAACCGCCTGACCCGAGATCACCTGACCGTTCAGAACGACGTCCACATAGAGATCGTACTGCGACGACTTCGCGTTGGTTCCGTTCTGGGAACGCAGGTTGTACGCCGTGACCGTCATCCAACCCGAGTCAGTGCGCAGGTCGAAGTCTGCTTGGTTCAGGTTACCGCCAACGAACACTGGGGTAATTCGGAACTGGTGTCCGCCTAGCGCTGGGTTGGTGGACGCCTGAAGACTAACAGGGGCGTTAAGACGCTCATCAAAACCAGAAGCGCCAGCAGAGTTGCCGTTGACATAGTTCAGGCTCAGGTTGGGGTTGTAGCGCTCGCTGTACGTCGAGATGCGCTGCGTGCGCGTTCCGAGCACAGTTCCGTTCGGCGTGCGATACGTACACGTCACATCATAGGTAGACGTCTTTCCACCGTAGTCGCTCTGGCTGTTCTGCACAACCAGTCGGCTGTTGTTGTTCTCGGTGTAGATGTTGGTTGCCTGTACGCCTGACACAAGGTTCCAGGACCAGCTGAACGTGCCACCGGCAGGAGTTGTTGCCGCGTCGAACCAAGCCCAGTTGTTCACTGGGAAGTTGAACGACCCGCTGCTCGCCGAAGGGTTGCCTGCGTACTCGAGAGTCGGAGCCGGGCAAACCGCAGCAACTGTGATGTTCTTGGACGCAGTGGCGATGGTCTGTCCATTCAGGATCACGCTACACACCACGTTGTAAGAGCCACGAGTTTCGCCTGCGCCGTCAAACTGTGCGTAAAGGTTGACTGCCGAGCTGTTGGAAGTAACGCTAGACAGAGCGCCGGAAGTTGGTGCGTAGTCGAAGCGGTAGGTGTGACCGGTCAGTGCTGCCGCCACCGAAGGAGTAGCGATGACCGTAGCCGCAGCGAAGAACGTGTTGGTGACGACGTTGGAGGTCGGACCGTTCAGCACCAGCGCCGGGTTGTTCACCGTGGCAGAGGTGTTGACGACGACCGACTTCTGGTCAACGTAGTTGCCGTCCGCGTCACGCAGCGTAGCCGTGACAGTCTGCGCAGCCGAAGCCGAGCCGACCGAACCCTGAGAGGTGTTGAACACCAGCTGCGAGTTGTTCTGTACCGGAACTGCAGAGACAGTGCCTGTGCCAGAACGTGACCAGGATACGATGCCGCCTGGAATCACGTGGCTTGCGTTGACGACGCCATTGGCGACAACTGGGAAGTTGAAGCTGCTCAGTGTCTGTCCGCTACCCGTGACTGCGAACTGTGCGTCGTCCTTGGTGACCGACAGAGTTGCGTCCCAAGTCTTGGAGTACAGAACGCCAAAGTAGTTGACGGTGCCCGTCAGGCGATACGTACCTTCGTTGGTTCCGACAGTCGTGCGGCTGGTCGACAGGGTTGCAGTCTGCAGAGTCGAGTTGCCGCTCGCGTTGAATGTCAGCGTCGAACCGACCAACAGCTGCGCGGTGACGGCGAGGGTGTTCGCACCAACGACGCCGACACGAACATTGGAAGTGAGCGAAGCCGATTGGTCGCTGAAACCGGTAGTGGTGAGCGTGTTCGCACCCGTGAACGTCAGGTTAGGCGCGTATGCACGCAGCGTCTGTGCGCTGGTCTTGGTCTCGATGGTACGGTTGTTGGCGTCACGCAGCTCCACGCTGAGCGTGTAGTTGTCGATGCCGATCGTGTTGTTGCTGTAGGTGACCGTGCCAGACGTTGAGTTGGAAGTCAACACGCCTGCGCTGCTCGACTTCGAGAACAACAGAGTGCCGCCCGTCACGTTGTGCGTGGCAGTCGTGATGATCCTTGACGAAACAGGAGCTTCGCCGACCTGCGTGTTGACAGTCGCGCCGCTGAGAGCGAACGTGTATGCGTTCTGCTGAGCAGTCATCGAAACGTCGAACGGAGCGTTGTACATCACCACGCCGTCAAACGTCAGTGTCGGGGTCAGGCGGTAGACACTGGTCTTGGTCCCGACTCCAGAAGTCGACAGGTTGAAAGATGCGCTGCCGCTCGTTCCGCTGTTGGCAGTGCTGAACACGGCGGTGTCGCCCGATACGCGTGCAACCGTCCATGTCAGCGTTCCTGCCTGGAACGCGACCGTCGCAGAAGCTACCGCCGTCTGGGCAGTGTATCCACTCTGTGTGTCGTTGGCAGAGCTGACCTGCATTCCATACGCAGCGGCGCGCAGGGTCAGGCGGGTAGTCTTGGAGGTGATCGGCTGACCATTGGCGTAGGCTAGGGCAGCCACAACGTCGTAGACCGCCTTGCGTGCGCCGAAGTCTCCGTCAGCAATGCTGACAGTTAGGTTTGCAGAACCACGGTTGGCTGCAACGATCAGAGAAGCGTCATCGCCCGAGACCTTGGTTGCAGTCCATGTCAGGTTCGCTCCAGGGACATTGTGAGATCCGCTGATCGTCAGCGACGAGCGTACCAAACCGACGTTCGCGAACACGTTGTTGGTGCTCGCTGGGACGGTCAAGTTGATGTCCGGGATAGCGTACAGCGCGCGCAGGCTAACGTTCTTCAGGTCCTGTGCAATGATCTGGTTGTTGAACAACAGTTCGGTCAGGACCGAGTAGTTGCGCACGTTGTCGGTGCCCGCCTGCTGCGCCTGGGCAGAGAGGCTGACGGTGTTGCCGGAGATGAGTACACCTGCGTCCATCGGATCGACGCGGAATAGCAGCTGTCCGCCAGGAACGTTGGCGGTCGCGGTCAGCGTGGTTGCGATAGAGGTCGGTTCAAACTTCACCGACTCGACGTTCGTGTTGCCGTTGACGAACAACATCGGCGGCAGCGAGTTGATGGTGAAGCTGATGTACTTCTGTGCGGTGCCGATCAGCTTTCCCTTGTAGGAAAGGGTAGCCGTCACGAACACGTTGGAGGTCACGTTCTGTTCCTGAACGCCGACGACCTTGTAAGAAGCCTGCTTGTTCCTGGTCGTGAGAGTGCCTGCCGCGCCTGAGATCAGGTTCGCAGTCCACTGCACGTCGCAGTCGAACATGTCGGTGTTGGCGAGCATGTTGATCTCGCGCTCGATCACGCCATACGAAATGACGTTCGACGAGTTCGCAGAGATGATGCCGCCGAAGGCTGTCTTGTTCGACAGATCCGAGAGGTTGATGACTGTGTCTGTGACCTGTCGGGCTTCAATGCCAGACAGGCTTCGGAAGATGCCATCGTTCATCGCCAGCGCGTTGTTCGCGGGATAGGTCAGTTCGACGTTGACATCCGACATAGCCAGCGAGGAGATACTGGTATTAGGAGTCGCCATGGCTTAGGTGAGTACCGGTGTTGGTTGTTCTGCAATCGCAGGGATGACCGTAGCCAGACCAGAGACGATTCGGTTTCCGTCGCTCAACAGCACGTCAAAGACATAGCGCCCCGGCTTCACGTCAGTCTGTTCGGCGTCGCCGTAGATGATGACTTCGCCGTCCGCGTTGGTCATGACCGGCAGCGAGAACGCTGTGTTGCCGGTCGTGTAGTTGATCTTGAAAGCCGAAACGCCCATGAGACCCGACAAGTCGATCGGCAGGTTGCGCTGGTCCCTGGCGCGGAAAAGCACCAAGGAGAAGGTGGAACGCTGATCGAAGGTTAGATTGACGGATGTGCTCATCTCAAGTCTCTCGGCTAGAAAGTTCCTTGAGCTTACCATCGGTCTCGGTCTGGCGGGTGCTAAGCTCCTGCACGCTCGCCAGCAAATACGGAATGAACTTCCTGTAATCAACCGCCTTGGTTCCGTCAGGGCGGATCTGTACAAACTGCGGGAACGACTTCTCTAGCTCGCCCGCGAACACGCCGTGGTCTTCGCCGCGCAGGTAAGGGTCTGCGAACTCGGATTCTTCGAGAGCCCTTTCGTCCCAGGTCCAACCGCGAACGATGACTTGATTTAGCTTCTCGAGTGCCCAGGAGGTGTCGACGCGGTAGCCGTCCATCTTGAACTTCTCATCGGAAGTGTTGAACGAGCTTACGTCGCCGGTCGCCATGATTGTTCCTGAAACATCCAGTGCAGCTCGCGGGGCATTCGTACCCACGCCAACGCGCTTGGAACCCATGTTCACGAACAGCGTGGTGTTGCCGATGTTGGCGTTAGCCTGTACCGTCAGAACGCTGGAGATGGTGCCGACGTTCAGGGTGTTGATGCGTGTGGTGTTGATCAGCGACATGGTGTTAGCCTGCCACTGCCCCAGAGTCGGGTTCCACTTGATGATCGTCTCGGCATCCTTGGTAGCGATGTTCGTCGTGTCGACGTCTGTCAGCTGATCCAGAGGGAACTCGACCTTGATGAAGCCCATCGTGTTGTTGCCGTCGATGACCGACAGGACGCGATGAGTTGCGTTTGAGCCTGCGATCTGAATGGTGCTGACGGCGTTGACCACCATGCGACCATTGATGTTCAGCTGTCCGATCTGGTTGACCGACGCCGTGTTGGCGATGATCAGCACTGCGGAATCGATGGATACGTTGGCGCCGGTCAGACCGGTAACGCGGTCCAGGCGAATGGTGTTCGCGGAGAACGTGCCGTTGATTGCGGCATTGCCCACAGCAGCGTTGCTGTTGACCGTGACAGCCTTCAACGACATCGCGGCTGCAAGCTCGTTCGTGCGAGCAACCCAGTGCCCGAACGTGTTAGCAAGAGATACGTTTGCGACTGCAACTGTCATTTGTTGAGCACCTGAAGTAGTAGCGACTTGATTTCGTCAAAGCCCGCCTCCAGTCGATCAAGTCGTTCGGAGTTCTCTCGAGCTTTGCGTACTTCCGCTCTCTGCATACGATACGCAGAGAGGGCTTTAGCATTGGTATTTAGCAGTGCCCCGACATTCCTTTCGACAAGGAAGTCGGGGGCTTCAGCTGCTCGAGTGATCTCTTCGGTCATTTCTGCAGGGCAATACCGCGAACGTCAGACAGACGCGGATAGTTGTAGGCGTCTTCATCGGTCGCAACCGACATGACAACCTTGATGGAGAACTTCTTGTAGCCAACGAACACGCCGCCTGCTGCGTTGCGGTACTGCACGTTGTCGACGCCAAGGTTCGGACACCATGCTGCGCCAGTCGACTGCTCTACGGAAGGCAGGTCAAACTCGTACTCGCGGTAGTCCTCGACGTTCTTCGGGTTCGAGAACAGAGTGGAGTCGGTGACCTGAGTCATCAGAGTCCACTTCTTCGTGTCGAACGCGTCAGTGTCTTCGGAGTTCCAGAGCTTGGCGTAGACGTAGATGTTCGTACGCGGCGGCTTGTAGGCGGTGATGAAGACCTTGAGATCTTCCGCTTCCTGACCGTCAGCCAGTGTCACGATCTTGGAGACGTACTTGGTACGCGCGCCGCCGTAGATGGTGTCTTCGTTGTTGGTGCTGGCGTTGATGAGGTTCTTGATGCCGATCAGCGAGCGCTCGCGCAGGTCAAGGACCGGGCTGATGAAGTCAGTGTTCGACGACAGTGTTGCGCGTAGTTCGACAGAGCTGTTGCCCTGCAACTGAGCGACTTCCGACGAACGTGACAGCACGTAGCGGGTCTTGTCGTAGAACTCGGCTTCTTCCTGGTTCGTGACTGTCTTCCAGTCACCTGCCTGGATTTCCTTGACCGGAACCAGCGTGGAGCCTTCCTTGTAGGTGCCTCGGAAGTCGAACTGAACCGAACCCAGAGAGTTGGTCTTGTCGCCGATCTTCGGAACCACGGCATGGATAGGGTAGTCCAGCAGGTTGCTGATCTGAGCCTGAGCCACGACACCCGTGATGGCGTTGTTGGACTTCGTTGCACCTTCTTCGCTGGAACGAACGAACGTCAGGTCCGCATTCGCTGCGAAGTTGCCGGTCGAGTTGCGCAGGTACAGGATGTTGTTTACGTCATCGAACGCGACAACCTTGGCATAACGACTCGTGTCGCGCATGCCGTTGGCGTCGGTTCCGAACACTTCGTCGCCTGGAATCAAGTCCGGGAAGCCGGTAGCGTAGCGGACGTTCTTCAGCTGGAACAACTCGGTGTTGCCCTTGCGCAGCACAGCGGTAGCGCCGGAAGTGTTGAACTTCGCGCGATACAGCCTGTACTTGATGTCTTCGTTCGGGATCTCAGCCCAGTCCGCAGTGCTCTTGGCGAAGTACGCCGATTCGGACAGCGGGTTGGAAGAGATCGTCTTGCCGGTGGCGATGTCAGTTGCACCATTCAAGCCAGTCCAGATGGTGAAGTCTGGCGAACCGCCAAGCGCGCGCAGAGCGAACGCGTAGCGGTTGCCGGAGACCAGCCATACTGGGGTCGAGAACTTGAAGTTGGTAGCGACCGTGCCATCTTCGGAAACCTTCACGCCCTCGGCGGCGACACGAACTGTGGAGTTCGGCACCACCTTGGAGGTGTCAGGCTGCCCATCGGTTAGCTCGATGAGGCAGAGTTCCAGCCCGAACGAGCTGCTCTTCTTGCGGAAGAACAGATCGATCGAGGTGGCGTACATTCCCGAAATGCCGCCAGGTACGGATACCTTGAAGACTTGCGTCAGAGCGGCTTTCAGTTCGTTGGTGGTTGCCATGCGGTTCCCTTAGAATTTCTCAGTAGCAAACATGCGGTTGTGGCTGTAGATGCGGACATTAGCCCTCTCACCAGCCGCGAACGAGCGCCCGCCGAAACCAAGAGGAATGACTTCCATCGAACCAACGTCATCAACACGGGTAACCATCTCCCAACGCTGACCTTCGTCGTCCTCAACCAGAACCAGCTCGCCGAGCATGTCGGAAGCATGGCGCCAGTGACCCTCTTCCAGATCCATCAGCGCGCCCGGCAGGTTGAACTGCGTAGCTGCCGACAGGATCAGGGATGCGCCGGACTCGGTGACGATACGGACGCAAGGGCGGAAGAACGGAGCTGGCGCTTCGAGGACCGGAGTCAGTCGTGGCGCTTCGCCTGGAACGATGGAGATGTACTTCATGCCGACCTGTACGTCACCAGCACGCAGACCGTCAGCCATCAGCTGATCGACCTGGACGCAACCGCCGCCTCCACCAACGTAACCACCACCCGATGCCGGCGGAGTGGTCACAACGACTGTGGTGTTGTGACGGAAGTTGTACGACGAAGTGCCGATGATGTAACCATTGGCGTATTTATAACGACAGGTGACCGTCATCGCCGAGTTGAGCGCCGTCGAACGGTTAGGTCCGTACAGGCTCATGCCCAGTCGGTTGTTCGCCTGACCGTCCACGGAACCGTTGTTGCCAACGACGATGGTGGTCAGAGGAGGACCGGAGTTCACGCTGACAACCCACTCGAAGAACGCTCCCGTGTAGGTGGTAGAAGGAGTCGCAACGTGAGCCGAATCCGAGCTACCAACGCCAGAAGCTTCACCGGAACCCGTTGGGCTACCGTTGGAGTACGACTGGATGTACAGCGTCGCCGATGGAGCTGGCGGAGCCGGAGGTGGCGGCGGCGGAGCAGGCTGCAGCTTGAACAGCGTGATAACTTCGCTGTACGACGACTTCAGGTTGTAGGAGTCGGTGACAGTCAGGCGCACGTTGAATGCCTGAGCCGAATCGCCGACAGCGTAGGTGTGAGCCGGTGGGTTCTGACCATTGTAGGTCTGACCGTCACCGAAGTCCCACGACCAGTCAGTGATCGTTCCAGTTCCCTTCACAGAAGCGTCGGTGAACTTGATCGAGTGCTGCGCTGGCGAGGTGACGTAGATGTCACCCGACTTCGTGAACTTGGCAACCGGAGTTTCCTTCGGTTCTGGCTTCACGTCGACGATGATGACGATCGGTGGCGGCGGATCCTTGTAGATGATCTCACCTTCGAAGATCGCGGCTGCCGAGGAGACCTGCTGCGTGGTGATCGCGTCGATGCCCTGAGACAGCAGCTTAACGGTGTGACGACCAGCCTTGTAGCGGAAGCCCGGAATGGTGATCTTGCCTTCCAGTTCACCACGGGAGTTGGACTCCAGCGCGGTTCCCCAGATGTGGGTACGAATCACTGCGCTGTCATCGGTGGCGTTGGTGTTGACCACGTCGCCTGGGGCGAACAGATCCGAAGCATCAGCGTCGTCGATGTAAGCGTAGAACTTGGTGTACGGCTTCAGACCGAATGCCTGGAACGCGATTTCGCGCGCACGGATGAACGGCTGAACGGTGACCGACTGCTGAGTACCATCGTCCACGGTGTAGGTGGTTTCGGTGCTGAGGTTGGTCTTGTCACGCAGACTTTCGACTGCCTGATCGACCGAGTTGGCCAGGTCGTTGACGCCCTTGTCGGTACGCCACCAACCGTACTGAGCACACAGAACCGGCGCGGTCATGTCACGCAGCGACGCGGAAGCCTTGTCGGTTGCGTTGACGGAGACTGGCTTCGCCATGATCTCAACGTCGGACCAGCGGTTCGGAGTCAGAACCAGCGTACCATTGTAGGACGGCGGCGCGCCAGACAGCGAACGGCTGTCGGTTGCGAAGTTCTGGTCCAGGAACAGTTCTTCGGTGAAGGTGGTGGTCAGAACGTCGCCGTTCTTCACAACACCGCTCGAAGCAGCCGCGTCAAACTCCAGGTCGAAGAACTCCGGCTGGAAGAATGGACGGGCGAAACCGTTCTTCTCGTCAACAGCGACGCGGTATTCGTTGCTCTCGACGCGACCGAACGCGTGGTTGTTCAGGGCATCGACGAAGATACCGTTCTTGAAGCGGTCCAGACCGCCCGAGCCGATCACCTTCATGTCGGTAGCCGACTGTTCCAGTGCGTTCAGCGAGGTGTAGTATTCCAGACGGGAGATACGCTGCTCGAGAGCAGAGATGTCCTTCATCGTGAAACGCTTGTTGTTCTGGATCGCGATCTTGATCGCTTCAGCCAGACCAGTGTCTGCACGCTCGTTGTCGGTCAACGAAGGGTATGCTGGGACGTCGATGTTGGCGATCGCCAGCGATTCCGTCGGATACTTCGGAGTGCGCGGAGACAGGCTCGGAACACCTTCCACAACCACGAACGAGCCGGTCGGAGTGACCGTCAGGACGTCCTTACGTGGCAGGTAGTGAGTGAAGTTGCACTCGAAGTTCTGGCCAGGGTACGGGTTGAAGCCGGTGGTGTTCGCGTTGAACGTGGTCGAACCAGCCGGGCTGGTGGTAGCCTGAGCCACGTTCGAGGTGACGTTCGCAGTCGCCGTCTTGTACGGACGGAAGTCGATGACGCTGCGCAGGTCGAACGTCTTGGCACGAGCCGAGCTGAAGTAGGTCGGGATCTCGTAGGTCTTGATCGTCGAAGCAACGTTTGCGGTCAGCGCGTCGTTGACAGGGTACGAGTCGACCGAGAAGTAGCCCTTACCGGTGGTGTTGTTCGCCACGAAGTGGTCCACGGACACCATGTAGCTCTTGCCCTGAACCATGTCGGCGGTGATCTGCGGAGCCAGCTGCAGAGATGCGTGGTCGTAGAACGCATCGCGCTGACCGTTGTCGAGCACGAAGTCGCCCAGGTAGTTGCTGTTGGTGTCGACAGCGTAACCGTTGCCGGTGTTGACCGCTGGGAACACGCCGGTGACCTTCAGGACGTCCGGCAGACCGAGGTTCCACGGACCAGCATCGGTGCCCGTGTTGGCAACGTTGATGATCACGACGGTGGAGCGCTTGATCTCCTTCTTCATCTCAGCGCCCTGATTCTGGAGTGCGTACATCTGCACTGCCGTCGCAACAGGTGCGTTGGAGTAGGTGGTGCCGAGGCTGATGGTCGCTTCGTTGTTCGCGTTGACGGTCAGGGTACGGTCTGCAGCGTCGAGACCAATCACCGAGCCGGCGAAGTGGAAACGCTGGACGGACTGGTTAGTCGAAGCCGGAACAGTACCTGCAACCTTGACCTGATCTGCGGTCAGGATTTCGGTGACGGTGTAGGTGTTCGAACCGATGCGAACTGCTTCGCCCGGCAGGAACTTGCCGCCCAGCCCAGTCGCGGCGATGACGCCGTTGGCATAGGTGGTAGCGGCGGTGGTCAGTACTGCCGACAGAGCGTTGGCGGTCGTCACCAGCGATACGCGCGCCTTGGAGGCGTTCGAACCGTCAGTGAAGCCGAGGATACCGCCGCCCGATGGCAGACGGAAGTTGACCGTGCCAGCCGCTTCCAGCGTACAGGTGCCGTTCGTGGTCTGGTAGTAGTAGTTCGTGTCGGCGACGTTGTTCGCGTTCTTCAGCGTCTTGACCGAAGGTGCGCCCAGGTCGAAGATCAGCGGAGCGTACGAAGTCTCCTTCAGAACGGCAACGCCTCCAGTCAGGATGACGTCCGAGTACTGGTATGTGCTGTTGATCAGACGCAGGATCGATCGGACCTGAGTGAACGATGAACCGGAGTTCATCTGGATGTTGCTCAGGTACAGACGGTACACGGCGCTTGCCGAACCCTTGATGCCGCTCACGTACACGATGTCGCTGACGATCGCGTTGCCGATGACAGTACCAGCCGGGCTGGAAGCGGTCGTGCGGTTGGTCGTGACAGCCTGCTGGACAGCACTGCGCAGCTGAACGGCAACGCCGCTGCTCAGGAACGAACCACGGACTTCGTTGACTTCAATGTAGTTGCCGTAGTTCATCGAAACGATCTGCTCGTTGTACGAGACAGTGTCCGTGCCACGACGACCCTTGACCGGCAGGTTGGTCAGGAGTTCGGTGCGCTCGCCCTTGACGTATGCCAGACCTGGCGAGACGTCGTAGATGAGGCTCTGGGTGTCACCGGCGTCGGTGTTCGACGACACAGCGAACGGCTTGATGACGTAGTGTCCCGACTCTTCGTAGGTACGCTTGGCCATCTCGTCGCCCAGCATCGCGTACTCTGGATCGGTGCGCTCGAAGACGGCACCAGTGTTCGAGAACTCGACGATTGGGAAGAAGATGTCGGTGTTCGACACCGAGTTCGCAGCCTTCGACACGACAGTCGAGGTCAGCTTCAGACGGTGTGCACCCGGTGCGTTGGCGTTGGAGTAGCCCAGCGCGTTGTCGTTCAGCGACTCGTCAGCAGTCTCGGTGATGATCTCTTCGGCGGTCTCGAAGCCGAGCAGGTAGCCCGCTGGGTTCGACGACTTCTCGTTGACGATGACGTTGTGCGGAACAACCTTGATGAAGTTACCCTTGTGGTACACGATACCGTCAGACACGTGTGCGCCGTAAGCGAAGCCCGACATCTCGTCGGTTTCGATGGCGATGCCGTCGGTGTTGGCGGTCAGGGTACGGATCGAACCGATTTCGTTCGACAGGTCGTAGTTGACGCTCGAGATAGCAGCGTTGACGGAGTTGTTGCTCGAGACCAGCAGCACGTCGCCCGCGCTGAAGCGGCGGCGAACGTTGTTGACGGTAACGGTGTTGTTGACGGTGTCGACGTCGCTGATGATTGCGCGTGCAGTCACGTTGGCAGGGTTACCCACCTGGATAGCGTCAACCGTCAGGGTCTTGTAGGCGTTGAACGGAGCCGCGTCATCAACCTTCAGGATGATGTTCTCGACGTAGGACGAGTCCTCACCGTACAGGCGGATGGTCTCGCCCGGCAGGAAGGTACGCTGACCGTTGATGCCCGGCTTGTTGTAGCGGATGAAGAAGCAGCCTGGGTTCTGGCGGATGAAGCCAGCACGGGAAGCGACGATCAAAGCCTGGACGTCGGAAGTCTGTCCGACGGCGATAGCGCCAATCAGATTGTCGTCGTTGACCGAGAGGTCGGTGTCGTCCAGGAACTGGTCTTCAACGCCGATGTATTCCAGATCCGTGATGTACTCGACCGAGCAGCCCTGCACAACCGAACCATCCTTGAAGATGTGGTTGCCGAAGCGTTCGATCTGGTTCTGCAGGATCGTCTGCAGCTGAGTCAGTTCACGTGCCTGTACAGCGACAGCCGGACGGAACAGGATTCGGTGGAATCGCTTGTCCTCGTTGAAGTCGTCGAAATACGGCGGAACGTTCAGGTTTGTTTCCAGAGATGACATGTATCGTCCTGTTACAATTTGATGATGAGCTTGATCTGCTCAGACGAAGTCTTGTTGCGCGGGGTAGGCGAGATGTTCTGCAGGTAGACTACGTCGCCCGAGTACATCTTCAAGTCAGCTGTGTTATTTAGCGCATTGATCGTAAGCTGCGCATTGGAAGTCTGACCCGTTGCCACTTCGCCGGGGATGAAGGTGCCGATGTAGCCGGTGATGATCGTCTGGCTCGTGTTGCAGAAAGCCACCTGACCGCGTGCCTGCGAGGCGTTACCGATGATGGTTTCGCCCGGCGTGAACAGTCGGTTGGACGTGTTCGCAGTTGACATCGTGACGGTCTGGTTGAACTTGAACGTCGTGTACGGAGCGCCGTTCGCGAACTGTGGGTTCTTCAGGATGCCGACTGTACGGATCGTGACATCGACCGGGAAGCCCAGCGTGTTGGCGAATTCGCCAGAGATGCCCATGTGCTTGCAGTACAGCTCGCCATAGACATCTGAACCGTGACCGCCACGAGGTGCGATGACAGCGCGCAGCTTGGCGCCTGATCCGAAGCCGGTACCAGCGATCGCCACCGCAGTTGCCTGGTGGTAGTTGCTGCCCGGATCAACGATCTCGACGCCGATCACCGAACGGTTTGTGGCGTTCATCTTCAGGAAGCCCTCGAAACCAGAACCGTCTCCCGTCACAACCAAGCTCGGCGCGATGCTGAACTGGTAGCCGTCGTTGACCTGGTTGGCATTGAAGTTGGACGCGACCGTGATGATCTTGTTGTTGCCCTGTACACCCGACGACAGAATGCGACGGTTGGTGACGGCGTTGCCTGCACCGAACACTGTCACGGTGCAGTTGGCGTAGAAGTTCGGAACAGACGAAGCGTCGCTCGGCAGAACGATGATGTTGCCGCCCTGGGTGCTCGAGACCTGACCGCTGAATGCAGGGTAGTTGGTGCCGCCTGCTTCGACCTTGATGTTCAGGACACCGCCGTCGATCGCGCTCTCAGCCACGTTGGCATTCGCCTTGACCGGCATGAACGAAGGGGTCTTGAACTTGGTGTTGTCCTGGCCAGTGATGCTGTACAGGTACTTCCAGCGGTAGCCGTCTGCGAGCTGAGTCGGCAGACCGGTTGGCTGGGTGTTGGCAGGCTCAATCAGCGACGGTGCGCCGCTATTGTTCGTGATGCACTTGAAGACATGGTTGTCGGTGGTCAGGACGTAGAAGTCCTTCTCCGGCAGCTGGCGATCCTTGTCGTCGTACTCAACGAACACCGTATTCGCCTTCCACTCAACGACGCGTGCCATGTAGGCAACGTCGGTGTTGGAGATCTTCTTGCCGTACAGCATCTGCTCGTACTGGAAGAAGAACGAGTCGTAGTCGTTCTCGTAGTTCGGATCGCGTGCAGGCTCGGCGTCGAATGGCTTCGAGCGCCCGGCGTACAGGTAGAAGTGATCGTTCTCGATCTTTGGAGTGATGACAGCACCGAAGCCGTTGGCAGTGGTGATGCTGACGTTCGGCAGGGTGACGTATCGCCCACCTTCCGTGATGGAAGTATAGGTGACACGACCCTGCGCGTCGGTCCAGACCTTGCCGGATGCAGCTTCACCATCGCCCGTGAAGACGATGGTGTCGCCGTTGGCGTATCCTGCGCCCTGCGCCTCGATCACCAGCTCGCGGACGGGGCTGTCGAGCGAGCTGATGAAGTCGTCGGTGATGTTCTGCTTGAACTTGGCTAGAATCGTAGACATGTGTGAATCCAGTGTAGACGACTCTATTTAGCCATTAGTCGGCGACATCTGTCTGAGTCAAGACGGAGGTCTGGCGCTCGGTTGGGTACGCAGTATCGTACACAGTGTTGGTCTGACGAGTAGTCTGACGCACAGTCTGGTAGTCCGTGTTGATTTCGGTCAGCGTGTTGTAGTACGTGATGAACGAAGTCGGGTAAGCCACGAACACGGTCAGACGGTTGGTGTCACGCTGTACCGACGTTGCGATGACGGTGTTCAGAGCAGTGACGCGCGATGTTGCAGTTGCGCGGTTGGTCGAACGAACGGTTGAACGGCTGGTGCTGCGCGAGACCGGGGTCGGAACCGAGGTCAGAGTTGCGCGGTTGGTCACAACGTCCGTCAGTCGAATCGCCGAGGTCAAGAACACCGTGGTGTAACCCGTGTTGGTGATACGCGAGGTGATCGACGAGGTGTCGAAGTTCGTGTAGTACACGGTGATGGTGTTGATCGCGGTGGTTCGGCTGGTGTCGAACACGGTGGTGGTCGAACGAGTCGTCAGGCGGTCCGTCGCAACAGTCTTGTCAAACACGGTGGTCGTGACGCGGCTGGTCGATGCGGTCGTAGAACGATTCGTCGAACGGAACGTGTCGGTTGCACGCGTCGTCTGCTGCTGACTCGTACCGTCAGTGTTGAACACGGTGTCGGTGGCACGGTTGGTTGCGAACACGGTAGTCGTATCGCGGTTGGTTGCAAATACAGTCGTCGTGTTGAACGTCGTGTTGAAGACAGTGGTAGTCGCACGGCTGACGTCGTACAGAGTACCGAACGTGGTCGTTGTTCCGAAGCCAGTGATTCGCGAGGTGTCGCGCGAAGTCTGACGATTCAGAGTAGCCGTCGAGTAACGGAACGTCTGCCTGGTCACCGAAGTGTAGGCGTCGAAGCCAGTATACCAATCTCGACCGCCAGTGTACGTCAGGAATCCGATGTAGGTGAGGGTCTGATACGTGGTATTGTAGTAGATCACACCAGTTGACTGCCACTGCGTGTTGAAGGTTGTGCCGAACGTGGTGTTTCGGCTAGTCTCCGTCACGCGGCTCGTCTGTACAGACGACTGGTACGCGGTGGTCGTTGCACGGTTCGTGCTACGCACAGTTGCGGTAGCGCGGCTGGTGTCGAACGTCGTCAGAGTCACTCGACTCGTGTCGAAGGTCGTGGTCGTCGCACGGTTGGTCTGTACGATCGCGCCAACAGTCGTCAGGTACGCGGTGGTCGTAGCGTACGAGGTGTTGAAGACGGTGTCGTAGGTGGTGTTGAACGTTGTGGTCGTCGCACGGTTGGTTGCGTACGTGGTGTTGAACGTCGTCGTGTACTCGGTCAGAGTAGCACGGTTGGTCGCAAACGCCGTCAGGTAAGCAGTGGTCGTCACAGTGCTGGTCAGGCGCTGCGTGTTGAACCAGGTGCTGTACGAAGTCGTCGTGTCGCGGTTGGTGATGCGAGTCGCAGAGTACGTCGACGTGGTGTACAGTTGAGTCAGGAACTCAGTGATCTTCGTTGGGTAGCTGTCGAAGACCGTGTTGTACACGGTGTTGTAGGTCGTGTTGAACGTAGTCGTCGTGTTGAACGTAGTCTGGCGCGAACCGTTGTTGTAGGCGGTGTCACGATTGAAGACGGTGACGAACTCGGTCTGGCGTTCCAGAGTCGGAACACTGCGCAGCACCACGTCATCGATGAACGCGACGTTGCCGGTGCCACCAAGAACGTTGATGATCACGAACGCGTTGTTCGTCGTCGCCTGGAAGCGCAGAATACCTGTGTTGCTTGCCCCGGTGAAGTTGACCGAGTTCGCGATGAGGTTCGCGCCACTGACGGTGTTCGACGACGCGACGAATACGTTGGTACCGTTCGACGCGTTCGAGTGTGCCCACTCAAGCTGATAGGACTGTCCTGCCGAGACAGGAATGACCTGCATGACGGAACCGATGCCGTTGGCACGTTCGACGCGCAGGCGCTGGCCAGTTCCGTCCCATGCCATGACGGTGTTGCCGCGCGCCTGCCAGCTGCTGGCGTCGTACGGGAACTGACCGTTGATCACGAGGTTTGGCTGGTTGACCAGGTAGTCCGCATAGGTCGTACGAGACGTGAGCGTTGGGCGCAGAGTCTTGTACGCGGTTGCGTACTCGGTTCCGAACGTGGTCGTGGTTGCACGAGTCGTCTGGACGTAGGTGCTGAACTGCGTCATGTACTGCGTGATGCGGGTAGCGACGATGTCGACTTCCACCGCTTCGGAACCACTGTCCGCAACGTTCGTGACAACGACCTTGCTGAAGCCCTGTGTACCAGATGGGTGCCACAGCTTCTGCAGGAGGTCGGAGTAGTAGTTGAACGCGACCGACAGACGGGTCTCGTAGCTGTATTCCTGGTAGTAGAACGAGTCTTGGATGTACTTGTCGCTGTTCAGGAACGAGCGAGTGTTCTTCCAGTAGCCTTCGCCCGTACCCTGCTTCTCGAGCAGGACCGCGCCCGTCGCCACGAATGGGACGTTCGGGTTGGTCAGCGTGATCACGTCACCATTGGCGTAGCCGATGCCAGAGTTGATGATCTTGACAGTGTTGATGGCGCCGTTGCCTGCCGACGCGCGACCTTCCACAATGGCGTTGTTGCCCTTGTAGTTGCCGTTCTGCGGATCCTCGATCATCAGACCAGAGATGACCGGGTTGTCGACGCTGACGTATACCGGACCGTTGTAGCCCGCACCTGGGTTGATGGCGCGCAGCGACTTGATGGTACCGACAGTGATGTTCTGAACGTTGAGTGCCTGGTTCAGCGCTGTGTTGATGTTCTCCGGCTGACCGACATGTGCGGTGAACTGGTAGTCGGGCGAGTTCAGCTGGGTGTTCGCGTATGGAGCAATCTGGTCCACCGCTGTGACAATGACTTCGGTGTCGACGATTTCGCCGATCTCGAAGTCTGCGCCGATGCCAGGGTTGTCGGGGTTGTCGGGGTCAACCGCCGTGACACGGATGTCGTTCGGTGCCCAGACGTTGTTGTTCGCGTAGCCGGAGCCACCGTGTTCGATGCTGAACGTGACCGCGCCGTTACGCGGGCTGACAGAAGCCACCACCGCCTTGCCGAACTGACCTGCGCCGTCGCCGACTTCCAGAGTGTCGCCGACCTTGAATCCGAAACCGGACTCATTGATCAGGATGTTGGACATGGAGCCGATGACCGAAGGGGAAGCGAGCGGGTCGCTGATGACCTTCGAGAGGATGATCTCGTTCGTCTTGAAGTCGCCGCGCACGTTCGACAGGAACAGCACGTTGATCTGACGCTTGTTGATGTAACGAACCTGGAAATCCTCGACGATCGCAGTCGCACCGGTCTCTCGACCCGTGATCTGTTCGCCGATGAGCAGGACGTTGTAAGGATTGACCGACACTTCCAGGTACACTGGCTGTACCCAGATGCCGTCCGAGGGGCGCAGGATGTCGTCGCCAGGCAGATAGATCTCGGAGGACTCGTTGTACAGCAGACGGAACAGCAGTTCGAGACCCTGAGCCGTACCCTTCGACGAGTAGATTTCCTTGATGTGCTTCTGCAGCGTGCGCTTGTCACCAAGCACATTCTCCGGGAGACCGACCATGTACTTGTTCTTGAAGTGATCCAAGAACGCTTCGGTGGTCGTGTCGATGTCGCGGTACTCGCCAAGGCTCCTGGACTCCAGGAGCACCTGACCTTCCTCTTCCATCCACTCGTAGTACGCCTTCACGAACTGGATGAAGGTTGGACCTTCTTCGCGGTAGAAGCGAGGGAACTGCGAGGCGATGTACGGCGAGATGTATTTGTCAAGCACTGGAACTTTCCTTGCGCTTTGCCCATGCAGCCCTGATGGCTGCTCGGTGGGCATCGGTTAGCTTTCGACCATTCAGAGCGGCGGAGATTTTCTTGCACGTCTCTTCGGAGTTCTTGTTTCCTAGATGCGACCTGCGTAGATTTTCACGATGCTCGGTTGTGAAGACCATGCCCTTACGTGATTCGCTGATGCTCTTCTTGTGCGACTCCGAATGAGACCGCCCGATACGGGTCTTGCTCATCTTTTCTTTTGTCGCAGGACGGTGAGATGAGCCTGTCTTTGCTTCGCGAATTGTCTGTTTGGTCTCTTCGGTATGCTTCTTGCCGAAGAACGCGTTGAATTCGCCGCGACCGCCGCCCCATCCTTCAGTAGCGCCTTCGGTATCGATTTCCAAGATACCGATAGGGCGCATGTTTAGTGCTTCTGCGATGGAGTCGGTGTTGATGAGCATTAGATGCGGATTCCGGTAACGGTGATCTGCAAGTCAGTTGGGTCGATGGTCAGGATCTGACTGTTGTTCGTCTCGACGTCTGACTTGACAAGTTGGGCGTAGATATTTAGAGACGGACCGAACAGGCTTTCGACGGCGATCGCGCTCAGGGTGACTGCACCAGTTGCGTAGTTCACCGTGCCGACGTTGTCCTGTAGAACAACCTTGTTGTCGCTCAGGTCGATGGTCACGATGCGGATCTTGCCAGCACCGTCGTCTTCCAGATACACGTTGTAGGTCGTGTTACCGGTGCGCCACTCAAACGGAGACGAT